GAGAAAGGAGAGAAAGGAGAGAATCCAATAAATCAAATAGTAAATACAAACCCGACAAAAACAAAAACAAAAACAAAAACAAAAACAAAAACAAAAACAAAAACAAAAACAAAAACAAACTCAAATACTAAAGATGACTTAATCAATATGATAAAACAAGAGTTACATACAAACTATTTAGAACATATTGAAAATGTCAAAGCAATGGATGTTGATTTAATAACTATCGGTAAAAATATGATGCAAGAGCTTGATAAGGTTCTGGTAATGTGTGGGCTAGGTGTTCCTGAGACCAAAATAGACATCGACATCGCAATTATTGAAAACCAAATTAGCACGATTGCAAGCCGGATGAAAACATTGCAAGGAATGATTGCGCAATATTTTATAATGAAACATACACCCCATATTGAATTCATCTCAGCATCAAATAAACTAAAAATGTTTATGAACAAAAAGAAAACAACATATACCGAACGAAAAGCAGAAAGTGTTGAAATAACTGCCGAACTTTTAGAAACAAAAGAGGAGTTCAAAGAGTTTAAAGGGTATCTGAATAAAAATAAAAAAAAAGACGATCTTGCAGATTGCTTTTTACAAGGAATATATTATCTTACTATCAAAAATATGATAAATTTGGTTTGATTGTTTGATTTCGCATATAGTTTCACAAATATATATTTATAATGCGCACAAACTTAAAATTAAAATTATAGATTATTATTATCAATAATACAACATTATGGAAGAAGTGATTGATCTTGGAAATTTATCTGATTTAGATAATAGCTTTAGTAATAAAAGTAGCCGCGGAGGTGGTGGTGGAGGTGGTGGAGGTGGTGGAGGTGGAAGTAGTGGAACCAAATCCGTCAACTTCGGTGGAGGCCTTGAATTGCTTATGAATGATAAACTGAAAACCGGTAACAAAAACGGCGGCATTGGCGACAATATTGATTTGGATGATTTGAATGAGCTGGAAGATGAGTTGAATGACTTGTCGGATGCTATTGGTGGAGGTGGTGGTAGTGGAGGTGTTAAAAAAATATCAAAGAATTTCAAGTCTGATTTTTTTGGTTCAGCAGGAGCAAGCAGCAGCAGTAGCACTGGCGGAGGCGGGGGCATAAAACTAAGCAACTACAATGACGATAATGCAAGCGATAGTGGATATTCCGAAGCAAGGTATAATAATGTTAGCGGCAGCAATGTCGGCGCATCTACTGCAAATACAGACAACGATAATAAAACATGGGATGGGTTTGGCAAGTTTAGTAACATTCCACTAAATCCTGATGCAAATGTGGATGCAACGCCCCAAATGTCGAAAGAAGAATTATTGCGCGAAAAATTTAAAATATTACAAAAACTAGAAGAACTTGAAACAAAGGGTATTCGTCTTAGTAAGAAATACAGCATGGAGTCGTCGCTACTTGAAATGAAGGGCGAATATGAGACACATGTTGAAGAACGCGAGAAGAAGAATAGCATCAAGTTTCAGCAAAAATTACTAATGACTGCAATCACTGGTCTAGAATTTTTGAATAATAAGTTTGACCCTTTTGATTTGAAGTTGGATGGATGGTCGGAACAGATAAACGAAAATGTTGACGACTATGAGGAGATTTTTGGGGAATTACATGAGAAATATAAGTCGAAAGCAAAGATGGCGCCTGAATTAAAACTGCTTTTTCAGTTGGGTGGAAGTGCAATCATGCTTCATATGACAAATACGATGTTTAAATCTGCTATGCCGGGTATGGACGACATTATGAGACAGAATCCCGAACTTATGAAACAATTCACACAAGCGGCGGTGAATACGATGTCACAATCATCGCCCAATTTTGGGAACTTTATGGGGGATATGATGGGAGGTATGGGAGGAGGAGGTGGAATGGGAGGTATGGCAGCACCCCCACCAATGTCGAGCAACTTTAATAACCAGCGTCCGCCACCCGCACCTGTTGCGACGAAAGGCCCGAACTCAGTTCCACCTCCGCGAAGAGAAGGCGATATTTCGAATCGCCCTGATCTGAATTTTGGTAGAGGAGGTATGAATGATGGAGTAAACCTGACAGACAATTTTGTAAATGCGTTTGCAAACAAGTCGATGCGTGGAGCGCCTCCTCCTAACCCGCAAAACCCGCGTCCTGAAATGAGAGGACCGAGCGATATTAGCAATATTCTTTCAGGACTAAAAACAAAAAGTATAAACATTCCTGGAAGTGGAAGTGGAAGTGGAAGCGGTAGCAATGACATGACATCGTTTGGCGGTGGCGGAAACAACGCCGATGAAAAAGGAAGCACCATTAGTATTTCCGAGTTGAAAGATTTGCAAAATGATAATATGCCAAATAAAACCAAACGCAAGCCTAAATCTGAAAAGAATACGATTAGTTTAGATATTTAATTCAAAATACACCAAAATATAATAAAGATATCGAAATATATTTTTATTATATATATTTTTATAGAGACACAAGAGACAAGACATAAAATACGAAACAATGATATCAATTATATGTCTTATACACAATAACGATAACCCATCACCTACATTATTATCATCGATTGACTCTGTAGTAGGTCAAACATTTCAAGACTGGGAATTAAAACTAGTATTTTATAATACACAGGCACCCGCGCCCACCCTAATACCTACATTCGAAGACAAACGAATCGAAGTAAAAAACTATGGAGAAGAATTTAAAACGTATGTTCAAACATTGTTACATGTTGTCAACAACGACGCAATGTATAACTATATTGGAATATTAGATGTGAGCGATATATGGGAATCAAACAAATTAGAACTTCAATTTGCAAAAATAAAAGAATTTCCGCGAATAGATGTAATTGGAACAAAAAGTAATTATGACACTGGTGATGGTATGGAATCTGAAATACCAGAAATACCAATCAATGGTTTATATAACTATAATCTTTTTAAAGTTAACCCATTTATAAATAGTAGTATTGTTTTTAAAAGAGATGTTTTGCGATATATACAACCGCAACAACCCAAAACGAATACGGGGATAGACATAGACATAGACATAGACATAGACCCGGATAAAATAACACTATTCTGTATGAACCAATTATGGCTTCAGTTAGCATTACAAGACTCGGTATTGTATAATATAAATCAAGTCGCTCTTACACATAAAACACCATATCAAATCAACCATTATAAAACATGCTACGCAAGCGAATACTTTAAAAGTGTGGTATCAGACTTTAAAAAAAACTATATAAGAATACGCTTTTTCAGTGACTTTTGCACATCAGAAACGTGCAAACAAAACTACGAACGAATGTGCCTTTATCAAAAACTAGACTACTATGGGAAAACAAAAAAAATATACATTACAACTACCGAAACATACACACACGCATTTTTATTAAACTGCCCAACACCATCAAACATTCAAGTTGAAAAGGAATATGTTGTAGGTTTTGCACATGAACCACCTGACAATTCTTTTTTACGTCTTTACTATAATAATTTTATTGAATTTGCACAAAAGAATATAGGCAAATATTTGATTGGTAGTGTAAATGTATTGCCATCGCCGCCGTTTTTAGGACACCATGGATTCCTTTTTCACGAAACACCCACACACACACACACACACACCCCAGCAATGTTAACAAACAAAACAAAAATAATGTCAATTATGGTTTCACATAAGTCGTATACACCCGGTCACAAATATCGTCACGCACTTGTAAGCTACATCCTGAAACATAAGTTACCAATAGATATATGGGGCAATGGGGCAAAAATGTATAAACAGCGATTCCCCGAAAATAATAACATATATGGCGATTTTAAATCTATGGCAGAAATGTGTAACAACTACATGTTTACGATTGCAATTGAAAATACATCTCATGACCACTATTTTAGTGAAAAAATAGTCAATCCATTTATGTATAACACTATTCCTCTTTATTGGGGGTGTAAAAAAATAGAAGAGTATTTTCCTAACTATTCTATCAAATTAACCGGTAATATAAATATGGATATGATTACGATCGGACGGGTTTTAAAAAATCCGCAGTATTTTATGGCAAAGCATAAAGCAAATATAGAAGAAGTATTAGACAAAGTGAACCTTATTAAAAATGTTGAAAGATTGTTGTGTTGATACATTGGCAAAATAAGATTAAATATACGAATAATTATAATTCATAAAATATACATAAATAGATAACGATAATAACTATAATAAATATAGACTACTTATCAATCAAATTAATCAAATTAACCAAATTAAAAATATGGATGATAAATCACAATATAAATTTAAGACGATTTGTTTTAAGGAAAATATGCACCTAAAACGTGAAAAAAGTAATAATATTTATTTGTTGCAATTTTTAGCAGAGAATAGCAACGTGAATTTGTATACCATGATAAATTTAGATATATACAACTTGATGTTTACATTGAATAAAGACAACTTTGAGAAAATTGAATTGCATGGTATGGTATCTACTACACTTTCATCAGGATCAGGATCCGAAAATAAAAATATAAACGAAGTAAATGTTCTTTTTCTTTTTAAACCATTTGCAAGCGAATTAGGGATAAAGCCTAAGTATATGTATGTAAGAGTTACAGAAGTTTGTGAACCACATAAAAAGACATATAATTGCGTGGATGTAGACTATCCAAACCCTGAAGAGTTAAAAAACTATGACAAAGTTGTAAATACGATATCATCTATGGTGGTAAATTTTGAATCGTATCATAAAATTAATATTAGTTATATTTTTAAAATAGATTTAAGTCACTCATTGCCTGTTTATATGGAAAATATTATGGGACTTATTATGAAAAAAGTGTTTCTGAATCTGAAACAATTTATTGAGTTGATACACTAATAAAAACCACAACCAACGCCAACACCAACGCCAACGCCAAATAATAATTGGACAATAATAAGTTTAAATATTATTTAATACCATATAATATACATACCTACATTTGCAATGTTAAAATATATTCAAGATAAATGCCCTTTTTTTTACAGAACTGATGCAAAAAAAAAAGACGATATCATAAATGACAACGACGCAGATGCAGACGCAGACGCAGACTCACAAGAGTTGCAGTTTCTACTCGAAAGATGTGACTCAGAATCTGAACCCGATGTAAACACCCCTCATAGCTACGCAAAAAATATACTAGAAAAAATCGGTTCATTTTGCATAAAAATAAAACCATCACTTGTTTCCGCGATGACAAAATCATATTTTATAACTTCTTGTATAGGAATATATGCAAAATATTACGTGCAGTATAAGTTTTCCAAAAAAACAAGTGCCGACTACAACTATATCATAATGCGCCTTGCCGGGGAATTGGCAGATAAAAATATATTCTTCACAAAAATATTTCAAGGAATTGCAAATAATGCGAACAATAAATTAATGAATAAAGAAATATTCAACTACTTTATTAATTATACGGACAACGTGAAATATGATGTGAACGAAATAGATTATAAAGGACTATTTGAACTGATAAGTATTGCAAAACATAATGGGGATGAACTTGTTATTCATGGTGGCGTAAGGAGCGAACCTATAAAATCTGGTGTCATTGCTCTTGTATATAAAGCTACTCTTAATGGGAAACATGTCATTATAAAATATCGGCGCAAAAATATTGTCGAGAAGTTTGAAAAGTCGATGAGCGAATTAGAACTTTTGGTAAATATAACAAAGAAACTGCCTTACTTTTGTAACCTGAATATATGCGATATTTTCGAGGAAAATCGCGAAATAATGACGGAACAACTTGATTTTTCGAACGAAGTTGATAATATACAAGTTTTTTATGAAAAATTCAAAGATGTAAAAGATATTTGTATTCCACACGTTTATTCGTATTTTACAGAAGCAAATGCAAACGCTATCGTAATGGACTATATAGAGGGCACACGACTCGAAAATATCAACGCAGAGGATAAAGATGAGTATTCAAAAATATTGTCAAGGTTTAATATTAAATCTTTTTTTTATGATTCGATATATCATGCAGATTTACACTCTGGGAATATTATTTTTATGAAAGAAAAAGACCAACAAGGTATAAATGACGTATTAAAAATTGGTGTTATTGACTATGGAATTATTGGAAAACTGACAAGAGAAGAACAGAATATTTTTTTCAACTTTTTTAAGATTTTAGTCTCGAGAAACTATGAGAAGCTTGCAAAGTATATCGTCAAGCACCTCTCTGAACCACTAGAGAAAGGAGAGAAAGGAGAGAAACATGATAAGTTAAATGAAAATAAAGAATCACTTACATCTACAAATGAAAAACTTATAAAAGATATTTACAATATATGTTATAATACATTGAGTGTAAAACAAATATTTTTCGGAGGACAAGAAATATACGAAGTGAATAAAATACTAAAAACAGAAGGTCTTACGTTTTCTAAATTCTTTTGTAGGTTTGAATTAGCGATTGCTATTTCGGAAAATGTTTGTAACTCGTTATGCAAAAATAAAACATATATCGAACAACTAATGTGCGTCTTTAAGGAGTTATTTAGTGGAAGCTATGATAGCATTTTTGACGATGAGGATGAGGATCAGAATGAAGTTGATGAAGAATGAAAATAAATAAACTATGTAGAATAATAATTATGTATAACAAATAATTATGTAGAACAATAAAATATATAAAACAATAAATATAAAGGTTATATATATTGTTTACTCGTTACACAAAATTTTACACAAAATGATAAACAGCGAACAAATTATAGAGATAACAAAATGCATATGTAGTTTAAAAACAGGTGACTTATTACTATGCGACAATCTTGAACAAAAAGGGCTTGGAATGTTTGGCTGGCTTATAAAGTATGGTTCGCAAAGTGACTTCTCACATATTGCCATGGTTGTTGTTAACCCCGATTTTACATATTTAGATAAACCATTGAAGGGTGTATATGTATGGCAATCCGGCACAGCACAGATACCCGACGCAGAAGATGGTAAGAGAAAAATAGGGGTGCAGCTTACACCGATTGTCGACTTTATAACCACGTATAAAGGGAAAATATATTTGCGAAGATTGCACGTTCACATGGCAGAAGATAGTATCGAAAACAATACAACTATGGTTACTATTGACACCGGTAGTACAGCATTGGTAGATAGTAATCGAAACCAAAACCATAACCAAAACTTGCTTATAAAGACGTTTTCAAATACGTTTGGTTATATCTACTCAGGATTCAGTATATTTAAATATTTGTTTTATAAAAGTAATGCGCGAAACGATATCGAATCAAATCAAGACACGACTGATACACATAAACACCGACACCCACACCTACACTATCATACAGAAGACCCATTTACACATGAAAAAATGAAAGAAATACATGATAGTGTTTTTAACAAACCTTATGATATCGTAGTGCGAGATTGGATTGAAGCGTATTGTAAAAAAGACCCAGACCCGCAAAAAATATCGCGCTTTTGGTGCAGTGCTCTTGCGGCATTTATATATACAAAAGTTGGATTACTGGATAAAAAAACGGACTGGAGTATAATACGCCCCAGTTTCTTTTCGAGTGAGAATCCTGAGCTAAATCGTAGTATTTTGATTGGTGCTGAGTTATCGAATGAAGAACTAATATGGTGCAGTGTTTGATTCGTCTCGGCAACTAGATACATACATACATACATAACCACGCATTATATATGTATTTTGATAACTAATACTAAACAGATACTAAACAGATATTTAACGCTTATTTCGCCTTGTTTTACGTTTTTTGTTACGATTATTCTTTAAATAATGCTTCTTCTTTGTAAACCGGGTTGTGGATATAGAAGTAGATGTAAGTTTCTTTATTTTTCTTGACTGGAGTTTATTATTTTTTAATGTTTTGTGTTTATTGGTATAACTACCGCCACCTTGTGCAGGTAATTCTATTTCTGCATATACAGGTAAATGGTCAGAGAAAAGAATTCCACCTTTTTTTGTGTCGTATTCTATTTTACCATTGTATGTCCAATATTTTGTAATCTTTAACTTATTCGAATAAATATGGTCATAAATTCCATTACTATAATTATTTGAACTACCTTTATGTTCTACACAGCAAGTTCCGGTAGCATCAGCACTAGTATTACCAACTTTAAGTTTTAAACTATTTTGAGCTTTTTTATCAAATTTTCCTGAACTATTCGAAAAAGGTCCTTCACCATATTTTCCAGATGACAATCTTTCACTAAGTTTTACTAAATGTGTTTCTGCATTATCAGGAGGCATATTAAAGTCACCTGCAAATATGATTTTATAATCTTTTAACTTCTGAGGAATTCTTTTTCTAAGCATATCTCCAAGTTGTCGGAATGTATAATCTTGCAAATTATCGTATTCTGCATTTAATTGTCCTACATCTTTTATTTTTTTATATATTTCAGTTTGAACAGCCGAATGAAATGGGGTTGTGAATTGGGAATTATATTTATATTTAATCTTGTCATGTGGAGGAAGACTTCCACTTTCATTTTTTTCACCAATATTAATGAAATCTCCTTGACCACTAGGATTTTTTGATACTTTTTGTAAGTAAGGGTTAAAATTACCACCATGTGGTCCATGTATATTAATTAAAATCATTTGTCTATCATCAAATACTAATACTATATAAGGTCTTCCTCCACCGGATATTTCCCAGAATTGAGTAGTGTCACCATCAATTGCATATGATGGGTTATTTGGATAACCTGTTAAATTCCCCATATAATATTGTGTTGCAGGATTAGGAAAAAAATTTCTAGAACATAGTGTAATTATAGTTTCACCTTGCGCGTTAACACTATATACGTAATATTCAAGAAGTGGACCTTTCCCTCCAGGAGGAGCATATGTCATCGTAAATGGAATTTGTGTTGTTGGAACATTAGTATCACTAAATGTTACACCATAATTTTTAAAAACTTCTTGTATTCGACTTGTAAACTCTTGCAAAAATATAACTTGAAATCCTTCTTTTATTTGTGTCATAATTTCATTCATAATATTTTCTTGACACACATTTGTAGTTTTTCCATCCTTGGTGACATTACAATACTGCATACCTGGTTCTTGATGAGTACCATCTTTTTTTATTTTTTGAGCACTAAATGGTTTATACCAAGTATTAAATGACATTACTTTTAGAGTAGTAGCAGGAGTAGAAGCAGGTGGTGACATAGATACGGGTGCTGACACTGAACCAATTTTTGATATACCATCTTCTAACACTTTTTTAAATTCGGTAATTAAGTTAGGCGCTTTAGTAGTAAAATCTGTAACTTTAGTAAAATTTATACCAAAAGATTTGCTATTTTTTGAAAGTGTTCCATTATTATCCATATCATCAAATAAATAAATTTTAAAATCACCTATTTTTTGAGTATGGGTTCCATTATATTTTTTCTTTGTAATTAAACTTTGTGCATAAATACCATAAGGCTTAAATCCCTGTATATGAATAACATTCCAATCCACATGAACTACAAGCTTTGTATCTGATGGAAATTCTTCTTTTGCTTTTTTATATTGTTGTGCAATAATAACAGGATTCATAAAATAAAAATATTCAGAATTATTAAAAAAAACTTTATCAGTAGATCCAAAAAATTTTTCAGTAAAGTCTTCTTGGTTATATGTAGTATTCGCAGTTACTATCCATACATAGTTATCACTTTGAATAACCTTTTTCATATTTTCAATAATGTTTTTTCTACGTGTAACATCTTGGATGTCCGTAGATAATGTATTAATAGTGCCATTACGAAATAATGTATCATCAATATCAAATGCAAAAATGTATTTTGTTATCGGAGCAGGAGCAGGCTTAGGCGTAACAGGAGCAGCAGCTTTTGC